GATACCGACCGGCGTCTTTCGCAATGTTAGTGAACTGGTTCTCGAGGTAACTGATCTCGGTGGGTCCGAAGGAATTATTCGAGGTGACGAGGGCGATGGCGTGTGTCCAGTAGTCGAGCTTCTCCTCAAATATTTGAAGGTCATGGCTGAACCTAACGATTTTCAGGAAAATTAGCCCGGTGCGTAGCGCCTTCACCCGCGATTAGTATGCCGTTACGATCGCGGCGGTCGCATCCCTGAACATGAATTTGATCGTTCCGCCCTCGTTGACCTCGGCATGGTCGAGGAGGGTGTGCCAGCGGAACGGGCTGTACTGGACGTTGTGATCGTCGCCTAGTTTGGCGAGTTGCTGTTGGTAGTGCTCGTAGGCGCGGCGTCGGGTTTGCCTGTCGTTGATTTGGTCAGCGATCAGCTTGTGGTCGGCCAGCAGCCGGGCGTGTTGGTCCGCGAGCGCGTTGAAGCGCGCCTGGTATTCGTCTTGGTCGAGTGGCTCCCGCGAGTTGAGCGCGATGAGATCGTCGATCGCGGTCGCAGCTGCATCGACTTGCCCAGCGAGCGCTGTCTCTTTCGCTTCGAGGTCACTGGTTTCGAAGCGTTCAAGCACTAGCCCATCAACGTCGATGCTGGTCTTGCTTCTGGCTGCGAGTTGTTGGAGCGCTTGGGTGAAGGTGTCTTTGATTTGTTGATCGGTCAGGTGGGGTGTAGCGCATTTTTCGTTGCCGGAGTACTTCTGGTTGCACCGCCAGATCCGTTTTTCATATTTGGATCCTGCATGCCAGGTTTTTGATCCGTACCAGGATCCGCATTGACCGCACTTGATTTTGCCGGAGAATTCCCGTGTTCGAGAGCTGGAGCGGCGTCCTTCCCGAACGTCTGCGAGTTCGGCTTGAACGAAGTCCCACACCTCTGTGGGCACGATTGGCTCATGGTTGGCGGTGACGTAGTACTGGGGTACTTCGCCTTCGTTCTTGACTTGTTTCTTGGTTAGGAAGTCAGCCGTGTAGCTCTTTTGTAGGAGCGCGTCTCCTTTGTATTTCTCGTTGGTCAAGATGTTGCGGATCCCGGTGATGGTCCAGGTCGTTCTTCCTTTCGCGGTTTTGTGGCCGTGGTGTTCGAGGTGGCGTTTGATCCCGGACATGGAGTTACCTTCAAGGAACAACTCATAGATCAAGCGGACTGTGACGGCTTGTTTCGGGTTGATGACGAGGTTGCCGTCCTCGCCTTTGTCGTAGCCGAGGAGGTTGCCGAAGGGTACGGAGACTTTGCCGTCGGCGAAGCGTTTACGGTGGCCCCAGGTGACGTTCTCGGAGATGGAGCGGGCTTCTTCTTGCGCAAGCGAGCTCATGATGGTGATGAGCAGTTCACCTTTGGCGTCAAAGGTCCAGATGTTTTCCTTCTCGAAGTAGACCTCGACTCCTGCCTCTTTGAGTTTACGGACGGTGGTCAGTGAATCGACGGTGTTGCGAGCGAAGCGGGAGACAGATTTGGTGATGATCAAGTCGATTTTTCCATCGAGCGCATCGGCGATCATGGATTGGAATCCAGCGCGTAGTTTCATCGAGGTGCCAGTAATGCCTTCGTCGGTATAGATGCCTACTAGCCTCCATCCGGGGTGTTCATCGATGTATCGGGTGTAGTAGTCAACTTGTGCCTGGTAGGAGGTTACTTGGTCCTCGTGGTCGGTGGACACGCGCGCGTACCCCGCGACTTTGCGTACCGAGGGCTGGTCGAGGGCGTGGCCGGTATAGCGACGTTTGGTTGCTGGGATCGCGGTAACGGTGCGTGCCATTAGCGTTCACCACGCTCTGCCCGCAGCCGCTCGGCTTCTGCTTTAGCCACGGCCCTGTATTTAGCTAAAGCTTCGGGTGGAGTAGGCGCACTTCGTCCATCAATGCCGAGCTTGCGGGCATACTCCCAACGCGCCTTAACTAGTTCAGACCAGGCAGCCCTTTTGGCTGGGGTCCATGAGGCCTTCTTCAGTTTCGGCTGCCATGTTCTGGTTTGAGTGGTGCCGTCAGTGAAATAGAAGGTGTAGTGGTCTTTTCCTTGCACGTCGATGTGGTCGATGCGCTCGGTAAAAGCATCGTCATCGAAAGTTTCAAGACCTAGAACCTCGGCAATGAAGCCCTTGAGTGCCGTGTCAGATATTTCGGACGTGCCGCAGCTTGTCTGGCGTCCTTTCTTTCGTTCGGTGCAGATCCAGTGTTCGGTGGTGATCGCGTTTTGGGTGTGGGGTTTACGCACGCTTCGCACGAAGGAGCACTTGCAGTGGGCGCATTTGATTTTGGAGGTCATCGCGACGGTTTCAATTGACCAGTTCGCCCGAGCGGCTAAGTCACGACGGCGAGCGATCTCTGTTTGAACGGTGTCGAAGAGTTCTTGGCTGATGATCGCAGGTATCGCATTCTTGACCTCATACATGGGTAGCTCGCCAGTGTTGCGTACTGCCCTGCCAGGTTTACCTTCTGGTGTCGACCACTGGCCAAGGAGCATGTTGCCCGTGTAGGTGGGGTTTTTCAGGATTGCTCGCACAGATTCAGGATTAAAAGAGCCACCCATCGGTGGCGGGGCATCTGACGCGTTGAGTTGAGCGCTCATTTTCTCGCACGAGACTCGGCTTAGGTATTGCTCGTAGATCCAGCGCACCACGTCTGCTTCAGCGTCGATGATGTCAACATCAGTGGCATCTTTGGAGTCGGTGTAGCCGTAGAGGTGGAAGCCGTTGGCTTTGCCTTGTTCGAAGCCTTTACGGATCCGCCATTTCACGTTTTGGGAGATCTGTTCGGATTCGGCCTGCGCGACGGACGCGAGCAGAGTCAAGATCAGTTCACCGTCTTTGGAGAAGGTAGAGAGGTTCTCTTTCTCAAATCTCACCTCGACGTCGAGTTCTTTGAGCTCCCGGACGGTTTCGAGTAGATCGACGGTATTGCGGGCAAACCGGGAGATGGATTTGGTCAGGATCAGGTCCAGCTCGCCTGTCCTTGCTGCTTGGAGCATGGCCTGGAATTGTGGCCGGTTGGCGGTTGTGCCTGAGATTCCTGAATCCGCGTACACTCCCGCGTAGTCCCATCCGGGAGTGGATTGGATGAGCTTGGAATAGTACGACACTTGCGTGGACAGGGATGTTGGGGTGCGTTCGGTTTCCACAGAAATCCGGGCGTAGGCCGCCACCCGCGTGAGCGTGCGCGGAGTGTCGGGCGGGGTGATGCGTTCAATCTTTCTCATAGGTATCAACTCGTACTGACTAGGTGTTTTGTATCCTTTGCACGTCTATACATCACTCGTTTCGCCACGTTTATCCAGTCGATTCGCCACTTTGATGACAGCGATTTTCGCCCCAGTCGCGGCCATGACTTTGGGCACCAACACGTCCAGATCGTGATCGGTGAGGATCTGGCGGTGGTGAAGATCTTCGATGCGTTCCCATGCGTGGTCGAAGGCGAGTTCTGCGTCGAGGTTCATCACTTGCCACCTCGGGTGTTGAAGCGATGACGGATATAGCAGGCGTGACTGCAATATTTGCGTGTCGCATTGCCATACGCCTCGAACTGGGTGCCGCAGTTGACGCAGGTGAATTGGTAGAACGCTTTACGCACGCCTGCCTCAGGATGAGAACGCCAAAACAACCTGCGGTGTTCAGTGCAGCAAAACCGTGGCTTCTTCCCATCGCTGCGTTCAGGTAGTCGACTCCCACACCAGCGGCACCACCGCGCACCGTCCTCAGGTCGAGGGCCCGCAGCTATGCCGTGGCGGGTAGTGAAAGCACGAACTTGGTCACGGCTCACGTTAAGGGTCGAGGCGATCGCTTTGTATCCCAGCCCGTCGGCCCGCAGCCGGGTGATGGCTTGTTTTTCTCGTTCGTCCAATGCCATGAGGAGCCTCTTTCTTGACCCGAAGGCCAAACCCTGCCAGGGCGAGTCGCTAACCAGTTTTGATGGCCTTCTGCCCATACGCCCCTGACACCCCTCAAATCCGGACGGGAAGCTCTAGAAACACGAAAAGCGCCCCACACCAACCAGGACGGTTGGCATGGGGCGCTAAGCAATAACTGCTAGTACTAGTAGCCGAGCTTCTCGTTCACACGGTTCTGCACAGCGGCATAGTTCGCACCGAGGCGACGTTTACGTTCGTCTCCGTTGCCGTACTCGCCACGAATCACCGCATCAGCCAAAGGGTCAATATCCACACTCGGCTTCGGGCTCTTGCCCGCGAGCTTCTCGTTCACTCGTGCTTGGACGGCGGCATAGTTGGAGCCCAGCCTGCGTTTCCTCTCCTCACCGTTGCCGTACTCGCCACGGATCACAGCGTCCGCCAGCGCATCAATGTTGGCGGCTGGCTTGGGTGCTGGTTTGGCTGGTTGCTTGCCGGAGAGCTTCTCGTTGACTCGGCGTTGGACGGCCTCGTACTTGTCGCCGAGTCTGCGTCGTCGTTCGTCGCCGTTGCCGTATTCGCCACGAATGACGGCATCAGCGAGCGCGTCGATGTCACCAGCGGGTGCAGGCGTGGGCTGGGGTGTGGGGGTTGCTCCGCCTCGGATTTGGTTGGCGCGTTCAACGATCTGGTTCATGCGTGGCCACAGGTATGGTCCTGGACAGTCTGTGGCAGCGAATTCTCGGTGACCTCGCACGTTGGTGCGGTTCAAGGGCCCCCAGCCGTAGCGGTTGGATAAGTCAGCGGCGAGCTTGGCGAGGGTTTCCATCTGCGCAGCAGTGGCTTGGCCTTTGGGTGCGATGACGGTTTCGACGGTGACGGCGGTGGCGTCCGCGCTGAAGGAGCCGGAGGTCCAGGGCCGGTATTCTTCGGGCACGATCCCGACCAGGGCACCGTTTCGTTGCAGGACATAGGTGCAGGAGGCTTGTCGTCCGTAGCCCTGGGACCGGGATAGCAGGCGCACGTTGGATTCGTCGGTGCCGCCTGCGGTGTAGTGGATGATCAGGCGTCGGACCTTGTTTCCTTGCCTGGATGAGTAGTTCTTTGTGGGCACGCTGCGGGCGCATAGTGGCGAGA